ACCTACCCGGAGCAAAAATGCTCCACTAACAAGAACCCATGAACAAGAACCCATTAACAACAACCCACTCTTAAAGCTGCAAAGCGACTTTGCAGCCGTTCCAGAGCCTCCCAAGCGAAAGCCCAGAGCAAAGGGCAGCGAAGCCTTCGAGCGCTTCTGGAAGACCTATCTGTCAGCTCCGATTCGTGCCTCAAGCCAGTCCAAGCCCAAAGCCCTCAGCCAGTGGCAGAAAACCATCCGGACCGAAACCGAAGCAGACCTACAGAAAGCCCTTGAAATAGAAATCGCTCACCAGCAAGCAGCCGGTGATGCTTTCGTTAGCCCCTTGCCCGATTGCTTCCGCTGGCTGCGAGACGAGCGCTACGCCACCGTCAACGAGAAGCCTGCCGGGCAGCAGCCTATTAACCACGCGACCTACGTCTTCTAATGCTTCCGCTTTACGACCCAGGCAACAAAGGGAAGTGCGTTCATCAAGTCTTCGACAACAAAGAACGCATCTCACCCAAAAACGTCTACCGCATCGCTACCTCCGCGATGTTCAGCGAAACCGAGCTCGGCGAGGTTCGCTTCCACTACAGCCCTGTCGCGAGCGAACACGCCATTGGCATGTACGACAAAGAGGGCTATTACTGCACCTACTGCCCGCCCATCGCCGGAGCCCCTGGTGCTCGCGGCTTGGGACGCTGGGTTCGCCACCCCTGGGCAGAAGAAGAACGCCAACGCCTCGAAGCCTTCGACTGATGCCGACCCAACGCCTTACCCGCCTCTCAACCGAAGAGGGCGCACGGACTATCCTCCGCCGCATGATCGACGCCGGGCGCTGCACCGTCGAAGATCTCGACAAAGCGCCGCCAGGGCACATCAACCCCCAGGCGTACCGAAACCTGATGCGGGACATCGCACCTCAACCGAGGGTCGAAGTCGTTAGCCCCCGTGACCTCCCGACAAAAACCCCCGAAGAACCACTGCCTTTCTGAGATGAGCAAGATCGAAGTCAAGGTCTACCTGACCCCCGAAGAGCGAGAGCACCTCGACGCCCAGGCGAAGGCGTTGAACCTCAACCGTTCCCAGTTGATGCGCCTACGAGCCCTGGGAGACCCTACGCCGGGCTCTCCCGCTGCACTGCCGCCCCTAAGCCTGTGTCAGTACCAGAGCGCCGTCACAGCCGCCCTAAAAGCCTCCAACGGTTCCTGCTCCCGTCCTGTCGTCGAAGCAATCGCCGCTGCCGTCCTCTGCTCTGTCTATGAAACGCCCAACAAACGATCAAATGCAAGCCGTCCTCAAACTGTGGGATGACTACTTCCTGGCGCTGTACCAGCAGATCAATGACCCACAGCCCCCGCCAACGCCTGAACCAATTGGTCGAGTCAGCCGCTACTTCCGTCCAGCCGACCTGGGAAACGCTCGATGACGGCTGCATCCGTGTCTGCATTGGCACTAACTGCGGCACTGTCTCTTCGCATCATCTAATCGAACCCAAAATCAATCAGCTAAGAACTGGCAGCATGTAAAAACAGCCGCAAACTGATACCATCCGGGCAGTTCGGCTCCCTATTCCGCAGTGGCGTCAATTAATAACCTCAAACATGACCACAAAAACGCCCGCAAACGCACCGATCAGTCCGCTGAGCTAATCAAAGAATCCCTACAGCGTTACGGCGCGGCTCGATCCATCGTCATCGACGAAAACAATCGAATCCTTGCTGGTAACGGCACAGTTGAGGGTGCCAAGGCAGCAGGCATCCAAAACGTTCGCGTTATCGAGACAGACGGCGACGAAATTATCGCCATCCGCCGCACTGGGCTTTCGGAAGACGAAAAAGTAGGACTAGCCCTAGCCGATAACCGAGCATCCGACCTGTCCGCTTGGGACAAGGAAATGCTTCACCGCCTTTCGGCAGAGCATGACCTGAGCCCTTGGTTTGCTGAGGAAGACTTGTCTGGGCTGGCAGAACCTGAAACTTTCGCTGACTTTGACGAAGCCCTAGAGGAAGCCAGCTCTGAACCTCAAGAGCAGGCAGCGCCTAACAAGCTCTCTGATCGTTTCGGCATTGCTCCCTTCACTATCCTCAACGCCCGTGAGGGCTGGTGGCAAGAGCGCAAGCGTCAGTGGGTTGCTCTTGGTATCCAAAGCGAGGTCGGCAGAAAAGGCAACCTCCTTGGCATGTCAGAAACCATGCTTGAACCTGACGAAAAGCTCAGGGAGATGAAGGCGTTGATGCGTGATCACGGCACGCAAACAGCCAATATCGAAATGCTGCCCGGCTACTACACCAAAAAGAACGCAGGGCTGTCTGATGAACAGATCATCGAGGAATACTTAGCCTCCGGCGCTAAAGCCGGTGGCACAAGCATTTTTGATCCCGTCCTCGCTGAGCTCTCTTACCGCTGGTTCTCGCCAGAAAACGGCATCATCCTTGACCCCTTCGCCGGTGGCTCCGTTCGCGGCATCGTCGCCGCTAAAACCAACCGCCAGTACATCGGTTGCGATCTTCGCCAAGAACAAATCGACGCCAACCGCGAGCAAGCTGCCACCATCACTCCCGACACCCAGCCCATTTGGCACTGCACAGACTCCCGAAACATCGATCGAGTCTGCAAAGGCGTACAAGCAGACATGATCTTTTCCTGTCCTCCCTACGCAGACCTTGAGGTCTACAGCGACGATCCCAACGACCTGTCAACTCTCCCCTATGACCTGTTCCTTAACTCGTACCGCGAGATCATCGCTAAAACCTGTTCACTCCTCAAAGACAACGCCTTTGCCTGCTTTGTCGTAGGCGACGTACGCGACAAGAAAGGCAATTACTACAACTTCGTGGGCGACACGATCCAGGCTTTCCTGGACGCCGGGCTTTCCTACTACAACGAAGCAATCCTGGTAACACCAGTCGGCACCCTTCCCTTAAGAGCTGGTAGGACCTTCGCAGCTACCCGCAAGCTCGGCAAAACGCACCAAAACGTTCTTGTTTTCCTCAAGGGCGATGCTCGTAAAGCTGTTGCCAACTGCGGAGACTGCGACTTTGCCGACATCCAAGAAGATCCGCAGCCTCAAGCACCAGCAGCGACAACAACCGAATACGGCGAAAAGCTGACTGCTGCTTCCTTGGGAGGGGAACTATGACTGCCTCCCCTGCTTGGGCGCTCGGTTACGACCTCGCCTTCCTCAAAGAAATAGCCAGCATTTTCTCTGCTGACTTCAAGCCTCATACCTACGGAGCCTTCGGCTTACCTAAAGAGCGCGACATTGCCTCCGCTCTTAAAGAAGGCAACCTCGCTTGGATCCGAAACGAAGCCGGACAGGTCGCAGCCGCTGCAATCTTCCGCATCGCAAAATCAGCAAGCAAGCAGTCTGACTTCGCTCAGCGCTCAATCTCCATCGCCTCCGGCGACTTGCAAATCAAGGCAGCAGCAGGAAAACCTCACTCCCTTCAGGAGCTGCTACAACGCCTAATCGCCAAAGCAGGCTCACGCCCTGCTTGGCTAGAGCTTCACGCTGAAAACATAGAGGCTTGCTCGGTTGCCAAAACCCTAGGCTTCGCTCTCGCAGCAACCAAAGTCACAGCCTCATCAGACATCAAAGCTCTTTTCCTAAAAGGCGACGCCCCCCAGAGCCGCCTTTCCGCTCCTCTTCCTCAGTCAGACCTGCCAGCCCTCAAACTCCTAGGCTTCGGCGCTTCAGAGGAAACAGTCAACACTTGCCTTTCTGAGATCAACGCCTACCAGCCTTCCTGGGAGCAGCACTACAGCTCCTACAACAAGCGGAAATCCTGGACCGCCATCGCCCTGCAAGGCTTTGATCCCGCAGATCCGCAGTTCATCATCAAACCAGGCGAGATGAGCAAATCCTGGAAGCAAGAGAACTCTCACCGCCTAACTTCCACCTGCGCTCCAACCCCAGCAGCTAAAGCTCTTCCTACCGTTTGGGAACTAGCGCAGTCCATACCAGGCAAGCTTGAACGCGTTCGACTGATGCGTCTCCGCGCCTCCAACGGCGAACTGACACGCCACGCAGACATAACAGATCGAGACGCTGGAACAGCTAACGGCAGAATCGCTCGGTTCCACATACCACTTCAAACAGCACCGGGCTGCCTCTTCTCAGGCTGGGAGCTCTCCGGTAACCAGGTACAACTTCACTTCCCTGCTGGCTCCCTGTTCTACCTAGACATACGGAAGCCTCACGCTGTTAAAAACACCAGCCAAGTAAATCGCATCCATCTCGTCGTTGACGTTGCCTGCAACGCACAAACAAGGGAGCTCCTAAATGCCTGACCTCTGGTGGCAACCCACGCCCATAATCGACCGCCACGATCGCTTCCTGATCGTTAGAGACGATCAAGTTCCTGGCGGGTCCAAAATGCGTTTCCTCCCCTACTTGGTCCAAGACGCCAAGGAAGTCGTATTCGGTGGTCCTTTTTGCGGCGGCGCTCCTTACGCCCTCTCCGTCTGGGGGCAACGGACAAACACCAAAATCACTCTCTTCTACGCCAAGCGCGGCAAACTTAACCCGCGCCAAGAAAAAGCCCTAAGAAACGGAGCGACCATCTACCAGGTTCCTTACGGCTACATGTCCAATGTCCAGTCAAAAGCTAAGCGCTACGCCAAAGAGCACGACGCTCTCTTCCTCCCGCTCGGCTTTGACGTCCCTCAAGCGTCTGATCCCTTCATCCAACAAATGCGTAATGTACGCAGCATGGTCGGGCACATTGATGAAGTTTGGGCTGCTACCGGATCGGGAATGCTCGCCCGCTGCCTTGGCGAAGCCTTTTACCCAACACCCGTTAACGGCGTGATCGTTGGGCTTTCAAGCCGCAATCAAAAACAAAACTACCCCTCAAACGTCACTCTTCACAAATACCCCAAAGACTTCTCCTGGTCCTGTTCCTACAACGCTCCTTTTCCCTCTTGCGGCAACTACGATAGAAAAGCCTGGGAACTCTGCCATAAACTCTCGAAGGGAACAGTCCTGTTCTGGAATGTTCTAGGGTGAAACTATGCCAGCTAAAGGATCTACAGCGGCACGTACAGACATGCGAGTGAATCGCATTGCTCGCCTCCTCGCTAACGGAGCCACACGCTCTGAGTGCGTCCAATACGGTTCGACGGAGTGGGGAGTCTCCCCCCGCATGATCGACAAGTACATAGCAAAAGCACGGGAGCTTCTAAGGGCAGACTGGGAGATCGACCGCAAAACCTTCGTAGCGGAGCTGCTCTCTCAGCTCGCAACGCTCCAAAAGGAAGCCCGGAAGAGTAACCAGCCGCACGTTGCTCTTGGGTGTATCAATACTGCGGCTCGCATCGCTCGGGTCTTTGAGTGAGCATTCTCGATGCCTTGCCAGGTGGGAGCCTGCTAGAAGAGCCTGTCCCTGAGGGCTCTAGCAAAGACTGGTCGCCTTTCGCTGAAGAGCTCTACGGGACGCTTACCGAGCCTCAGCGCCAAGTCTGGGATAGGCATGAGCGCTTCAAGCTGCTCTGCTCTGGTCGCCGCTTTGGGAAAACCTACCTTTGCATCGCCAGGCTGATTGCCTGGGGCATTCAGAACCCAGGGAGCCTGAACTGGTACGTCACTGCAAACTATCGGATGGCGAAGCAGATCGCTTGGCGACAGCTTCGCGCAATGGTCCCGAGTGATGTCCTGATTAAGAAGAACGAATCAGAGCTGAGCGTTGAGCTGGTCAACGGCAGCATCATCGCCTTAAAGGGCGCAGAAAACGCCGACAGCTTGCGGGGCGTAAGCCTTAGTAGCTTGATCATCGACGAGGCTGCTTACGTTAAGCAGGAAGCCTGGGAGATGGTGCTCCGCCCCGCACTCTCCGATCAAGGCGGTCCTGCCTGGTTTATCACCACCCCAGCCGGTCTCAACTGGTTTCACGACCTATGGGAGCAAGCCCAGGACCAGGATGATTGGCGCACTTTCTCTTACACAACCATCCAAGGCGGCAACGTCCCACCCGAAGAAGTCGAAGCCGCACGCCGCACGCTTGATGAACGCACCTTCCGTCAGGAATACCTAGCCAGCTTCGAGACCCTCGCTGGACGCGTCTACCCTGACTTCAGCGATGACAACATCTCCGAAGATGTCAAAGACACAGGCGGAGAAATCTATTGGGGCACTGACTTTAACGTTGGCATCATGGCTGGCGTTCTGGCTTCTCGTGTCGGTGATACTGTGCACATCTGGGATGAACTCGCTGTAAAACA